TGAACGTCCCGCCTGAACCAGGGAGGATTGAGAACCACAACCGGGCGATCGAGATCTGCGAACTCGTACAAGGTGGAGGAATTGTCGGTGATGTAAACATCAGCTTCTCTGAGAACGTCGTCGAAAGTCTGAAGTATCCTAATCTTGTGCTTGTGGTAGAAGGGAAACGCGACCTTTGCGAGGTTCGGGTGTGCGTGACCGACGAGTTCGAATTCAGTCGATTTTGCAAGCTCCGGGAGAACATCCTTGAAGTAATTGAATCCCCCTCGCGTCTCCTGCGAGATCTCACAACTCCAGTGAAACGAGATGCAAACTACCGGACGCTTGCTTCTCTCTTTCGGGGCTTCGTTGTGCCAGCAATCCAGTTTCGGGCAGCCCACGATTACCACGGGAGTATCCGGGTATGCTTCCCGGTTCGCTTTTGCGGACCATTCGTTCGGCACTATGAACAGACCAACATTTTCTCTCTTCTGACCACCCGCATATGATCCGTTCTTCGAATCTATATATGTCTGCCCCACGCCGTGATCGACAAGAACGGGGATTCTTCCAACCTCGGTCGCAACTCTCACATCTTCGATGCCCGCAACCACGACAAGGCCAACGCTGTTTTTCATAGATTGCAGCATCTTCATTCTTGAACCGGGTGCAATGACGTTCCTGATTTTCTTTCTCGCGTGGTCGAGAATATTGCTGCCCACGTAGAACCTCCCGCGATACTCAGCATCCAGCGCGCGGTATATTGATTCGAGATGATCGAAGTAATGGGTGGCCGGTGCGTAGAAGTCTATCTTTCCGAGCATCGCGCTAGACCTTTCGTTTATGATTGCCCGCATTTTCGCTGGTTCTTCCTGAGCGACTACGTATCTGTCCCTCAACTCACGGTTATATTTGAACTGTTTGTGTTTTGGAGTTTCATTCACAGTCCGGGGATGCCAGATGTGATAGACGGTGGAGGGTAGTTTCTCTATCTTTCCGACCAGAGCCATCACGGCGCATCTGAAAGCCTGGTCCTCGCCGCCCCAGCCGATGAATCTCTCGTCCCAGCCGCGGACTTTCTCGAAAGTGTCGCGCGTCAGAACGAAGAACTCGCCCAGCACGCGTTCACTGGCATGAATATCGGGAGGTTGGATATCCGGCATTTCGGGTTTGCTGTCTATGAGTCTGAGCGAAAAACCTTTGTGCAACCAGCTCACGGTCTCCATCTGGACCATTGCGGCGCCGCGTTTCACCCTCTCGACAGCCTCGCGTATGTCTCCCGTTTTCACGAGCCCATCAGCGTCGATATACACCAGAACGTCGGTCGTGGCTTTTGAGAAAGCGTCGTTTCTCATACGGGACCGGTTTATCTTCTTCGTGTCGTCTTCGCCGATCACAATCTCGGCCTCGGGGACATTGAGCCGGTAAAACCTCACCAGCCAGTCGAAAATCTTCTCCCTGTGAGGGTCGCCCCCCTGGAAGGGAATGAGGATGGAGAACTCCTTCGTATCGGTGTGCGAGATCCCCAGGATCTGGCGCATCAGGCGCGGGTTGGTTCTCGATGCGATGTACATATCCGCCCTGGCCTTCTGTTCTTTCCACCTCTCGTGTTTGTTGCTCTCGCTCACGCTTCTCTCGTGCCAGAGATGATATACAGTGTTCGGCATAGTTTTGAATGGCCCGATGAGCGCCCTGATTGCACATTTGAAAGCGTCGTCCTCTCCACCCCAGCCGGTGAAACTCTCGTCCCAACCCCTGATTTTTTTGAATGTCGAACGAGAGACGGCAAAAAACTCTCCGATGAGATTCTCGGTTTTCTCGATGTCGCGCCGCCCCATCGCGGGGAACTGGAAGTCTCCGCTCACAATTCTCTCTGTGGCAGTCCGGGAAAGATACGATACTTTCGACGGCTGGGTCAGGGGATATCCCGCTTTCACATTCTCCACGGCGGCACGGATAGTCTCTTTTCTGACCAGGCCGTCCGCGTCTATGAATACGAATATGTCGGTTGTGGCGCGGGAGGCCGCGTCGTTGCGCATCTTGGAACGGTTGCATTCATCGCTCGTGCCGACGATGATCTCAGCTTCGGGGCATATGGTTTCGTAGTACGCCATGAGCCAGTCAAAACACCGCTCTCTATGGCCGTTGTCGCTCTTGAACGGGACCAGGATCGAATACTCTTTCATCTTTCACCCCAAAAAAGGGCCGGTTCCCCGGCCCTTGTGGTTGACTATCAGGAACCAGCCGACGGAGCGGCATCGAATGCGCCGACAACGAACGACTCGGGCCTTTCAACGGTGAGTTCCACTCTCTCTTCACAGAGGACAGCAAGCTTGTTCTTGATAAAGTAGTCGCTATGTGACCCACTGACTGAGATTGTGACCTCCTGTCTGTCCCAGAGGGTTGCTCCGAGATCGAAAGCGCCAGTAATGAACGTGCCTTCCTGGAGAGCTGCAGATACGACCACTGGAGTTCTCCAGAGTCTTTCCTGCCCACCAACTGTAACATTGACCCATACATACATACCGTCACTCGATTTGAGAAGTTCGATATCTTCCCAGTCAGACGGGTGAAGAACGATACCATTCACCGGGTAGTACGCAAGGTAGGCTTTCGTCATAGCCCTCCTGATAGCATCGAGCTTAGTATCGCCCGCCGTACCCGAAGACCATGCGTAGGTCTGAACGTCGGTAACTGTGGTAAGACCCTGAATGTCTCCGTCTTCGCCTGTTCCGTAGAGGAGTTCATCGTCTTCCTTGAGGTACAGACCGTAGATCAGCTTCGAGTCGATATAGGCCTGAAGTCCGGGAGCGTCGGCAAGGATCTGCTTCGTCACGGGTATCCAGTGCGCTATCGTCTTGATCGTCGTACTCTTGTTCTCGAAAGTGATTTCGGATTCGGGTTTCGCTCCGCCTTCAGCAACCACAGCCGCATTGTTTGTGAAACCAGACTCTCTTATCCAGTCAATCGCTCCGGCAGTTGTTGGAATGACGTTTAGAAGCGACCTGACTCTTGCAGCCCTTCTCGGGTCTTCGACTATTCCGGGTACGCGATAAGACGGATAGAGGTATCCGGCGAGGTTACCGAGTGAAGCTCCGGTCACAAGCGTCTTTACCTGAACCGCCTGTGACTTTATTGGAAGGCCTTTATCTTTGACAGCCTTGTACGCCTCTGATTCCACGAATGTCTGACCGGGACTCTTGACTTCGGTCTGTGTCGGTTCGGCGAGTCTTCCGGCTTTCGCCTCGAGCTCGTCCATTCTCTTCTTGGCTTCTGCCATGCCCTCGGAGATGCTCTTGATTGTTGCATCCATCGCCTCGATTGACTTGGCAGTCTCAGCCGTTGTTTCTCCGTACTTCTTCAGTTCTTCCGCCTGTTTTGAAAGGAGCCCCTTCATGTCGTTCTTATAGGTCCCGAGAAGCTCCTGAAGCTCTTTGAGTTCCATACTTAGTTCACCTCACTGAGTGATTTGCCGAAGTTGCGGAATTCATCAAGAAGGGCCTGCTCCTTCTCGAACTCCTTCGCAACATTCAGTTCTTCGAATAGTCTCTTGATTTCATCTGAGTGGTCATCCGGCTCAGAAGGTGGGATAGCGGCTTTTGGATTCTGAGTGTCGTTCGACGGCTCATCGTCCAGAAGTGCTTTGAGGTTGTTTATTGATTCACGCAATTCTTTCTTTTCGCTTTCGGAAAGTCCTACCGTCTCGATCTTGCTTCGCAGCATAGAGAAGAGTTTTGATATTCCAATTTCGTTTGAGTTCTTCGCGTCGGTAATAACGGCAAGAGAATTCATTCCAAATGCAACGACACTAACCTCGAAAAGTTCCAACTCCTCTAGTATTCGGACAGTCGGCTCGTTCTCGTCTGCTTTCTCATACGAGTACTTGACAGCCCTGTACCCGATCGAGAGAGCGTCGAGAATTCCGTCTTTGACCTTCTCACGGACTTCTTGAGCTCTAACCGACTTGGAGAGACGAGCCTTTATCCAGAGTCCGTAATCGTCCTCTTTGGCTTCTTCGATAATCCCGATAATGTCTTCGCTCGATCTCCAAGTGTTGTGAAAGTCAGCAAATTTGATTCTCTTGATGGGGAGTTTTTCTATGATCGTCTTCTTGAAAGCTCCGGGAAGTATCTTGTCGCCGCCATCATCGACATTATTGAAAACGGCCCCGTATCCTTCGATATACCCGGGGCCGTTCTCTTCTTCGATCACTTTCATCTGAGCCTGTTTAGGCTTCAGCATTTTCAGTTCCATGTCATCACCTCATTCGATAAGGTCATACGTTTCCACGCACCTACAATTGATTACCTCATCCGCACTGCCCCCGGGATCTCCCGGATACATCAGTCCGTTGCTGTACGGTTCATTGAATGGTCTGGTCTCGCCGTCCATGAAGGAATGTTCATCTCTAACGCGTCCATCCCTTGAAGAGATCCATGTTTTTGAGAGTTCGAGACCCGTTTGCGCCGCTCCTTCCCTATTCCCGAAGTTCGCAGCTCCGCCCGTTTCGGTTCTTGCAATCATCACCGAACGATATTCGGTCATTGCACTGTCTCCGAGTCCTCTCCATGAATCATATTGCTTCTCGATCATCTTTGCGATCTGAACACTTGTAAGC